GGCATCGTAGCCGTTTATGAGTAAATCCCTTTTCATTCTCTTCCGTTTAATGCTTTGACTAAATAAGATTGTGCGGTGTCCAGGACATCGTAGCCTTTTGAGCTGACGAAAGAAGCGTAAAACATGCCATCGGCAAATACAATGCTGGTTCCCGACTTGTTGACTTCATCGAGCCACTTTTTGATCGCCTCAGCAGCTTCATCACCGTAATTCATTCCGCTTATGTACCGCCGCTTCTCCTTGCCGTCGTAGGTTACAACATATCCGAGGGAACTGCGAAGATTCCATGTATGGTTCTGATAATTGGCTTCGACCTGTTGGAGTTTTACGGCCTCTCGCGCCTTCTCATCCATGAAATCCACGACCTCACCTTGAATGCCGTCGATGAACTTGCTTAGGTCTGATATGTCTTTTTTTATTCTCATTAATATTTAAGACATTATATGTTTTCCGTGTTTTTCTTTATGCTGTTTATTCCCTCTTCAATGCGTACCAGTGTTTTATCTATATTTTTGGTACTTCCGTTTATTTCCACAATTTCCATGTAGGTCATCACAGCATATCGGAGCAGTTCATTATTTACCTGTACGCAAGCGTACATGGCTGTTTCAATATTGGCCATAGACGTTAAAAGACCAATTATTGATTGCGTCTGCGCCATTACATAGCCGCGGATGTCGGTTACTTTGCCTTGAATGTCGGTGAAGCGGCCGTTTAGCTCGTCTCCAGTGTCTTGCGACATCGTTTGAAAGCCTCGGGATGTTGCTTGTTGGCTGGCGGCTCCTTCGTCCCAGTCTATCCCGCGCTCTTCTGCGGCCTGTTGAAGTCGATCCCATAGCTCTTGGCCCAATTGCTGTTGTGCCATAACATCGTCCAAAAGATCGCCCACAACGCCTGCCAAGGCATCGAATCGTTGTTCATCGCTAAGCCCTGCATCCCTGTTTATCTCGTCTATCTTCTTTTGTGCGTCTTCAATCGCAGGTGCGATTGTCGCAGTGTATAACACCTGTTTTGCCAGGTTTTTTAACATATCCCCCGCGGCTTCTCCGAAAGCGTCAGCAGCATTTATCCCTTTTTCAAAGGAATCAACCAAGGCATCTGTGATTGTAGAGCCTAAATCGCCGAACAGACCGTTAAGATAGTCGTTTGCTGCTTTTACGGCTTCTTCATAGGTTTCCCAATTATTAACCAACTCTTTAAGATAGGTCTGATTTTCTTTGGAGAGGTGTTTGAAAGTATCGCTATTCCCTTCTACGAATTCTTTAAGGGCTTGCATATTTAGTACTCCACTTTCTTCAAACAGTTCGGGGACAACATCTTTTAGCTTTTTATATTTTGCATCTCTGAACCACGTAGAATGCCGCACTTGGTTCATCATGTTAGCAACAGATTCGGAAACACTCTCCCAAACAAAATCTGTTTTTAAAAGATTTGCTAATCCTGTGTTGTTGCCTATTTCCGTATATTGCTCTTTCCCGCGTTTAGTGATTTTATCCATAGTAGCTTGATAATCATTAAGCGCGTCGCTTAGGGCTTTGACATTGTTGGTATAGCTTCCAAAAGCATCTTCGCCGAAAATAGTTGAGAATATATCGGCGTTCAGGCGGGCACGCTCATTCATTACCCGCAGTTCCTCGTTCAGTTCTTGCGCTTCCCGGATATTTCGCTCCATCGAGGTTTCTGTATCTCCGAAAAGACTTGCGATGCTTTGTATGATTTGTAGTGCAGCCTGTATAATAGCGAGAATCACGGATGCTCGTTCTACTTTCTGGATAGTGGTAGCTGCTGCTTCTCCCGTTGCTTCAATACCTTCCGCCGAACTTTCCGCAAGTGTTTTAATGCTGTTAATCATTTGCAATGAGCTGGTGGTAATTTTGCTCGCCGTGGATATTACTTCCCCCATTGCTCCGCCAGCAGCTTCGCCTATATCGTTAAATTGCCCCTCAATTTTGGTGAGAGTATTATATAGCTTTTGCCATTTCTTAAATGATTCGCTGTGTTCATCATCGCTCACTGGATCCATCCTTTGAAGCGCCGATAACTGTGCCCGTAGGACGTTTATTTGATTCCGTATTTGTTCTCCCTGTTTGGAATCGGACGACGGCAACTTATTATATTCGCCTTCCAGGGCGCTAATAGCAGCTTTTATTTCATCTTTAATCCTTGTTATGTATTCCTCGGTTTTACCGACAAGATCATCCACAAAAGTACCTCCTTCGACTTCGAGCGTGGCCAGGGCGGCGTTCTTTTCTGCCTCCAAAGCTGCAACTGCACCCGCATCTTCGGTTTCGCTGATCTTCTTGTCATAATAGGACTTTGTAGCCTGTATTTTTTCGAGGAGCGTCCCATATTTCATGTAGTACTCGTTCCATGCTTGCAGTTGCTTGTTGAGATATTCCTCTGTGTTTTCAATGCCAGCTTCGGATAGGAACGCGGCATCCCAATCTTCATTTCGTTGTTCTTTATTGAACTCTTTCAAGGCCTCCGTGTATATTCTAACACCTTCTGCCGCTTTGATATTGTCAGCATAATATACCTCTTGAAGTTCATGATATTTTTCGCCAGCAGACCCATCGGCAGCTACATTGGTGGCGATAACTAAACCTTTGGTGTCTGCGGCAAGAATGTTTTGTGCCCCTTCGAGTTGAGTGTATATATAATCTTCCAATTCCTGTGGAGACAAAATGTCCCCATTAGGCAGGATTGGGGTGACTAAAATCTCAGTCACCTTTCCCTTGGCATCCAAAATACCATATTGGCTGCTGAAAACGGTGGCAATACCCTCTCCGGCATCTTCCCAGCCTTTTTTTACCAATTCCGCCGCTTCAACAAGTGGGCGCGCCAAATGATTTACATTCCCTTTGTACTGCGCAATCATCTGCTGTCCGGCGAGGAATCGTTCAGACGAAGTGTCATTTTTATATTGGGCATCAATTTCCTTTTCTTGTAACTCAAGTAGCTTTTTTTCGGCTTCTTGTATGGCACGGGCGCGTTTCTGGTAGTCAAGGTCTATTTGCGCGAGTTTCTTGGCCGTGCCCTCCTTCATAGAATCTACTTCGGCCTGCAATGCATCATCCCGGAGCTTTTGCAATTGCTTGGTGAGCTCCTTTAGATTGCGCTCTTGATCGGATGCGGCTTTTTTTGCTGCGTTTTCGGCCTCTTGGCGGGCTTTTTCCGCCTTTGCATTAAGTTCATCCGGCGTTAAGGCGGTGTACAGCTTTTCTGCTGCGGGGGACAATTTTTCGATGCCGGCATTTATCGCCGCAATAAATGCATCGACATCACCTTCATAATCTTCATTAATGCGCTTCCATATAGTATTCCCTTCCTCACCAAGCTTCGATAGTGCGCTAATAAATTCTTTCCGGAATTGGGTTATGTTTGTTTTAGCCTCTGCAAAAGTTTTAGCACCCCAAATAGCGCTTTGGCCACCCTGACCCAAATCCATGTATGTCTGTATTGCCTTATCATATTCTTTTCTGTACTCTTTCAGTGCATTAGAATAATTGGTATAGGCATTCCCTGTTTTTTTGATGCGTGCTATACTCTTTTTGTCCTCTGTAATAAGTTCTTGGGCAGCCTTCGCCTCTGCGACCTCGATAATTGCATCGCGCAGGTTTTCATAAGCACCGACAGCATTTCCGACCATAACCTGCTCCGCAGCCATATTGCCGAAGTAAGCGGGGTATATGTCTTGCAGTTTTTTGACCGCTTCGGCTCTTTCTTCATAGGGCTTGGAAAGGTCTGTCGCAGCCCTATACAGCAGATTCAATTTGGTTAATTCGGATTGAGCCGACACCGAACCTTGAGCCATAGCGGAATTAAAGCGTTCGAGTGCAGCGGCAGAGGCGTCTATCGTCGTTTTACCTTTGAACAGCGACGCTACCCAGTTGGTTATCTCCTTGCCGTAAAGGGTAAGCACGGTTACGCCGGCCACAAGCAGGGTTTGCCAGGAGAAGATCGACGATGCAATCTGTTTCCATACGGGCGTGAAGGTTTGCCCGGCTTTCTTCAATTCATCAACCGATTTCTTCGCCCGTGCTATTTCATCGGCCAGCATCGGCAGGTTGTTGGATATGGCGGGAAAGAATATTTGCGGGCCATATGCCAGCGACGGCAACTCGCGGGCAACTTGCTGAATTTGGAATCCCAGCATATTGAATCCAGAGGCGTAATTGCCGACATTGCGAGTATGGACGCCCATTGACGCATCCAGTTCTTTAACTTTTGCGTCAAGGCCTTCTATATTTTTAAGTAGGTTTTGTCCCCAGTTGCTACCGCGTTCGCTTTCATTCAGAGAGCGGTAGATAGTCCGCATTCTGCCCAGAGCCTGCGACACCTCGTCAATAGACCCTCTGGCAACCTGCTCTAATTTGATTTGGTTGGCGAGTTCTTGTCTTGCGCGGGATAGGGCTTGCTTATACTCTTCAATCGAAACGGAGGCATTAAGACGGCTTGCTTTTTGGTCTTGAGTGAGTTTTATGCCGCTGCTTTCTGTTTTGTTAAGATCGATGATTTTTGATTTAAGCCGTTTTATCTGCGCTTCGTATTGGGATATTAATGCGACATTCTCCCGTTTTGAGGCATTGACTGCTCTAAGCTCTTCAATAAGTTCATGATATGCCGCAGTTTCGGCCTGGGTAGCCGCTGTTCCTGGCGTAGAGCTGCCGCCAGCAGTTCCAGTCGTGGCCGAGGCAGTAGCCTTGGACGCCGCATCCATTGCCTGCTGCTCCATCTGGGCGATCTTGCGCATTGTCTGCTCGACACGCGCCTCCATCTCGCCAATTTTACGGTTTATGACGTCGAATTCCTTTGTACTGTCCGGGATTTCGGCCAGTACCTGCCGCAACCGCTCAAGCATGGTAATAAAACTCTTGAGTTTATCGGTTTCCGCGTTTATTTTGAATGATAATGCGCTCATTGCTGCTCTTTATTGCCTCTTTTCTTATTGTTTCTTCTCCGGGCCATATCGGCGCCCGATCCCCGCACTATTTTTTCCTCGTCCCCTACGAGCGTGCGCACCTTGTCGGTCATCATGAGTAGCATGGTAGGGTAGTTTATGCCTTGGAAGGCTTCGTTGTAGGAGATGTTCAATTGATCCATCATCGTTGCAATAATGCCCGTTATCGTATTATTCCCGACGGTTTCAGACACTGTTTTCCGGCGTGTTTTGTCGATCTTCACCGAATCGAACAAGTCTTTGCCCGATACGATGTCGGCTATTTTCATGGTCGCGGCGGAAATCTCTTCACAGGTGGCATACCGCTTGGCGTACCACAGGAATAGTTTTTGGCACCATGAGCGCCGAAAAAGCAGCTTGGATATTGTTTCCATGGAATATTTTTGCCTTCCAGAGATTGAAACGTCTATTTTCCCTCCGGCGAATGCCCTTGCCAAATCCTTCACGAACGGTTGGTATACCCGGAATTTCAGCACCCCGAGCTTTACCGACGCATGATGCGTATTCAGCAATGACCTGGCGACAATATCCGCCGATTTACTCATGGTCTTTGGATATTGTTGCGGACAATCCCTCCATTACGGCTGCAACCGAGGCAATATCCTCAAGGGGTATCATCAGCAGTATTTTCTGATAACAGTCGAACAACTCGTTGAATGTGCCCCGCTTCATGAATCTGCGGCGTAAAAACCACACCCTGACACCCGCGAATATGTTGCGGCTGCCGACAACCGCCAAGGCTATACTATGCGCCATCGCCGATATACATGCCTTACTCTCGTCCGGATCTTTGTTGACATCCCGCGCCGTCATGATGCGCGTTGCCGTCATGGGGGACATCTTGTATACAGTGTATCCCTTCGATGCTATGCGGATACTGATAAACTCCAATTTCATAAGATTGATTTTAAGAAATAGGGGTGAGGGGCACACGCCTCCCACCCCTGGACTGCTGATGGCTTGGAGGTTTTTATTCGACGTCCACCTCCGAAGAATCGAACCAATATTCCGACGAGACCGCCGTGTTGTCTGGTTCCAGGGCAGCAGCTGCTACACCGATACCTACGGCTCCCTCATTATTGGTGTTACGGGCGATAACCGAGGCCTTCGGAAAGACGCAATACTGGTTGTCTTCCGTCAGGGCGATCATGCATTTTTCAATGCGCGTGACGCCTCGCGCACGTTTCCATGACGTCTCCGACCCCGTGCCGCCCATGAAAGCCGCCTTGGTTTCATAGTCGTATTGCCCGATGGTAAACGACATCTGAATGTTACCCATTTCGGTGTCTTGGCGATATACGCCATTGGTGAGTTGATTCCTGTACTCCGTCGTAGACGGCTCCTCCTCTTCGATGCTCCATGTGTCTTGGTGGATGTTCTCCACCTGTTTCGTGCTGACATCTTTAATGATGGTTGCCAGAAGGGTACCCGTAAGATCTCCTGTGACCTTCGCGGGGTCTGCATAATACAGCTTCTTGATTCCTACTGCTATTACTTTTGCCATTGTTTTAGTTGTTTTTAATGTTTAATACTCTGAATAGTACTCTGATGTAGATATAGTGGCATCCGAGGTTTACATCTTCTTCGCGGCCGATATTCTCATACCTGTACCTGTATGCGGATCCGTCGTAAGTACCGTATGTCCATTCTTTGAACCTCGCCTTGGCTGCCCGTTCGAGTTCGTCCAGCCGTTTTAGGTTCGCTTCTCCCTTGATGTCGGGGACGCACAGGTTTACAGCAACAAAGCAATTTTCCCAATACGTGTCCGACGTCTGCTCGGGTGGTGTGATGACGACGATACGCTCTCTATTGACTTTCCCCTCGGGGATAGCCCATGAAGTGTGCATGTCCTTTATCCCAACCCCCTTACACGCCGAGAACAGTATGTTGCGCGCGTCTCCCGTTGTAATCATATCCAAAGGTCTGAAGCGTTGAAATAGTTGTTTACCTTGGCTATTGCCACAGAGCCTTCGCCCCGTACTGTGCCGGTCGCCTTGTCAATGCATTTCACGTAACCTCCTTTGGGTACTCCTCTCCCTTCGTAGACGATGTGGTATTTCGATTGGCGCACCTCCCCGTTCTCTGATACAAGGCGGACGGTTGTGTCGTCGTCGCAACGACAATCACCTATTTCCTGCCATGCATCATTTTCGGACATAGCTATCGGACGTCCCAGTTCGTCGTATTGTTTGGGAGGATCGATCCTCAAATAGAGTATGTGGGGCGCGAAATACATATTACCACAAGTTCGAAGCATCCTTTATCGAGGACAGGCCAATAGAGCTGCTCAATTCTTCGCCGGGCGTGATGCCATATTGCCGAAGCATCAGTTGTGCCCGTTGCTTCATGGCGCTTTCAGACCAGGACGCCGAATGCCCGTTTTCGCTTACCGACAGAGGGTGCATTATCAGGCTGTCGATGAACTCAGATACGCGCTTGGCGATTAGTTGTTGCTGATGGTCGCTACCCGCCAGGGAGTTGGGATCGTAACCCCATTCCCTGGCGAAGCGGCGAACGCCATAGTCGGAGATGGTTCCGACCATGCTGAACTCCTGATGTATGCATTCTGCGACCGTCATGTAACAGTTCTTGTAACTTATCGAGCTGCTTGCGATCTCTCACCTCTTCTGCGAGCTCTAATGCTTTTAGTTCTTGGTACCTTTCGCGGGTGACCTCGATAATATCTCCTTGACGGTAGATTTTATCGAAATTGTCCTTATCGCGAAACTCCATTAATATCCGAGCCTTCATTACGCCTGTACAGTTTTAATGTCTTGCGTGTAGATTCGGTCAGGGTTGGATATAACCGGCACGACACGCGCCTGCGAAGTGGTGTATTCACGCAGTGATGGACGATTCTCACGATATTTGGATACGAGAATGTAATTGTCGGCGGTTTCGTATGAAACACCTGCGACGGGATGATTCATCTCTGCAAGGCGAGCCCACACGAGCGATCCAACCTGAGTGTCGCAAACGAATACGATGGTGCCCTCTTTCCACGGGCGCGAAGTCGTCTGGACGCCGTTTTTCTCAGTTCTTACAGCCCTGTCAATAAGTTGTACAGGGAAGCCGAACTTACGTTCCATAACAGCGGAAACTTGATCGTTCAACAAATTAGGCACCTTATCGCCTACAAATCCTTGCAGGAATGCGAACTCTTCGCGCGCCTGCTGGTTTTTGCTTATCTCGTCAAACCAATACTTGTCCGCGTATGCTCGGATAATTCTATTGCCATCATCCGTAGCTTTCCGTACTACCTTACTGATATCGTCGATAGCCTTGGCCGTAGTTGGGTTGCCATTCCAGATTTGGGCGACGCCGAATTTGTTTTCAGTCAGATAGCCATAGTCGATTCGAACTCCTGTTCCTACATTGTCTTCGTCCGCGAGGGCGACACCAGTAGAGAAGCCTTCGAGGAACATGGATTCCACACGCTCGTAAATACCAACAATGACGCGGGGTGTATCTGCGAAAATCTTTTGGACGATGGTGTCGACATCCGTACCCAAGGCGAGCATTGTATCAATGTCGGTCATCTGCTTCTCATTCAAGAAAAGCTCCATACCCATCTTGGGAAGCTCGCCGCTTTTGCGGGCCATTGAATCGCGTTTTTTCAGAGGCAGCGGCGAATCCATCGCCACAACATCTGCCGCAACGCGCGTATATTGCCCCACCAGAGATTCCCAACGCCCGTCAACAGAATATTCCGTGGACAGGAGTTGCTTGAACATGTACGATAGCTGTGTTTGGTTTGCGTCGTTCAGCTTCTCGACAATAGATAGGATAAGTTTCGGGAAGTACTTACGAACGTACTCGAAATAAAGGGATTTTTCCATGGTTTAGTCCTCTTGATAGTCGATTAAAGGTAATGCAGTCTTGACAGCCTCGATGATTGAGGCCATGTCAAACGGCGTTGCTTTGGGGTTAATAGTGCCGCGCACCATAATCCCAGCGAAGGGGTGTTCCGTGCTGATTGTCGCAACGAGATAACCAGCATATTCGGCATCCTCCGGCAGTGTTGCATAGGCGTCACCCGAAGGGGTTAAAGGCATCGGGGCATATTCTCCGGCGCTGGTCTTGATGATGACATGTCCTGCGTGGATGACCTTAGGCGCAAAGCCGGTTACATCCAATGTCCGGCCGCCTCTGATGCCATCGAAATGATTCACGATGACGACGTTGTCTTTGCCCGTGATGATCTCGGTAGTTTCGTTTGTTAAATCTGCTGTTGCCATTTTTTTTTGATTTTAGATTCGCATTCCAGCCACTATGGCATCGGCCTCCTCTTTGGTAGCCTCTCCTGTGGCTGCGAGCGGAAACCCGCTCTTTCCTTCTAACCCTGCTGTAGTAATGTTTTGCTTAATCCCCGTGAGGTAATTAGTGATCGCCACTTCATCCATACCGTCTGAAATAGCAAACCCCTCTTTTACGCGCCACTCAGGAATGCCAAGTTCCTTGGCTTTGTTGCCGATCATCTCTAAGCGTTCGGTTGCGGTTTTCTCGGCTTCATAAGCTGCCACTTTCTCCTGTAAGGGGGTGATTTTTTCGGCGATTGCCGCGTCAATCAGGGCTTGAATATCGGGAGTTTCTTTTCCCTGGGTGTTCCCTATGCCAGGTTGCTCGATAGGCTTCCCGTCTTTGAGGTTATGCCGCTTCTCGTAGTTCTTGACTGCGGTCTGCTGCGCATCCCCTGCACGGTAGTCGCCGTAGCTGGTTAACACGTCCTGAAAGCCAATCCCCTCTGCTATGGTAGGTAATTGTGCTTCGTCCGTTACATTCTCCGACTTTTTCGTTGCGATTCGGTCGAGGATCGCATTGTCCACCCCCGCAAATTTGGTTTGGAGCAATGCTAAAAGTTTTTCTTTCATATTATTTTATAATTAATCTCTGTTGCAAAGATTTCGACGGGCATTTTAATAACAATGGGCAGGCTGGAAATTTATACTTTTTTTGTACGGTAATTCAAAGCCTCTTTTATGCATTCAGATATCCAGCCGACCAAATAACAGAATGGCTCTTGGTTACTGCAATCAATGCGTCCGCCGATATAATCGAATATCTCCATAGCCGCATGTGTAGATTCGTGGCAAACGTACTGGATATTTTGAGCGTTCGCCTTTGTGGCGAACCTGATAAGAACTCCACCCCTTTTATTTGTGATGTCGTATGTACTCTGCGTATCCGCCGCAGATGTGTCGTCCATATCTGTTATATTTTCAAACCTATCGCTTATTGCAGATGCGCTTTTTTCACCTATCACCACCCAAATTAACCGAGGATAAATTTGCGGATCAAACTGATGTATAATAGCCTTCATTGTCCTGAAAGTTTTATTCAGTAGGGGTGTTGATACTTGAATTCTCGTCAATTTTGGTCAAAAGGTTTGAAATTTGCGTGTCATTTTTTATGCGCGACACCTCCTCTTCCGGATTTTCAGCTACGCCCAGCATCTTTACTGCTTGCTCAAGTGATATTACTTTCTCGCTATACATTTTTGCAATAGCCGTCCATCGGGCGGTCACATCTTCGCTGAAAGGTTCCGCGAATTCATGTTCAATATTTAAAACTGCAAGCTTAGATTTTATGCCGATATGAGTTACATTCATCATTATTGCAAGAATGACGTTTTTTGCCCTATCGACTGCGATGTCATATATTTCCTTTAGATTGTCCCTTTTCATGTATCCGAGCGCCATTGCGCGTTTCATGGCTTCGCCAGATAGGGTACCCATGCCTTTCATGTTCTCAAATGACAGGTCAGGAGTAAACGTGTCGAATAATATTGAGGCATTCAGGTCTTTCTTTTCGTTTGCCTGTAATTCAGACGCTATGGGTGGATTGATGTATTCAAATTTGGAATTGGCTCCAGTATATTGAATAAGTCTGCCAGGTATGTCGGGCCCGGAAAGTTTATCTATTACATCTGCTGTCCCGGCGGCAATGGGATCCGCAAAGTAATTATTTGTATCGGCAACTTTTGAATCGATGTCTTCTTCCCGGTCAATACGGGATTGAAGCCCATTCCACGCCTTATCTTGCTGAATGTATATGATATTGATTTTGCCGGTAGGATTTGGATTCGCATCTACCTCCCATCCAACTGATGTTTTTTTTGTTCTGTAAATTGTGGATGCTGTTTGGATGTCAAAATGTTGTATGGTTTTATTGTTTTCCCGCAGATTGTAGCCATATCCGAATGCAAGCAAGTTGCCGTACTGGTCGAATAAGGGACGTAATGTATATCCTTTGGAGTACGATAGTACTAAAGCCTTTACCGAGGGTGTAAAGGTTACATCATCGCGATAGATGTGGAAAAGAATAGCGCTTTCGGTTTCTGCCCCTGCCAACCTTTTCGCTTGCCTAAGCACTGTATTGAAGCGTATGTCTCGAAGAAAGTTATTGAATTCCTGGAAGGCATCGTCATTGCCCTCGTTGGTTGATAACTTCCATTTTATAGGATTCCCAAGCAGGAAGAAAAGCTCAACTTCGTTAATGTATCGTTGCCGGGCACGAGGTAATTTCTCGGAAAAGTACGGATCGTCTCCAAGCCGATCTTTATCCATGCGCTTCGTAACTTTGTGCTTTAGGGGATCATATTCGCATATGGATTCATTCACTATTTCATCCCTGTTTTGCATGAGCGATTGAACTTTTCCAATGTCCCTATCGTTGATTAATTGTATGAACTCCCGTTCGACACCCACGGAATTAAGAATCAAGTTCTTGACAAGAGAGTAGACTCCTTTAATTATTGATGCCATATATTGTTAAGCCTTATTATGATTGTATGTTAATAGTTTATTCTTTACCAAATGCCTAATGTCTTTTTGTCATATGTTTTGGTGGACATGATCCTGCCAATGATATTTCCAAGGATATAATACCGGACAGCATCTATCCCGTGATTGTAGGCGTCGATAGGCTCATTTAGCCACTTGCCGTCTTTGTCCTGTAAATACGTATAATTGCGAAATTCCTTAATCAAGTTTACGGAGCGTCTTGTTATCTTGATCTTATACTCGAGCATCTTGGATAGGCCCGCCATGATAGAGCCTTTATACTTCTGCACAGGGTAAATTATGATGCCTGCATTTGCTATCTCCTGGATCAGCCGGGGGTCGGCGCTATCTGGGAAAACATGTAGTTTGTGTGGCTTCAGTTCGTGGATGATCTCTGAGGACAACATGTGTGTCCGATACACAAGTTCATCGAGGTGTAGCGCATCATCCAATATTCCGCATTTAATAGCCGCAGTCGGATCGTTTGTGTAGCCAAAATCCAGCCCGACAGCCTGTTTTTTTGCGTATTCGGGGAACTCGTCAATAATTTCTATGTTGGGAAAAATCAGTCCTTCGACAATAGCTTGTTGCCCGAGGCCATATACCTGCCAAAGCGATTGATTCTTGTATTGCAAAGATTCGATTTCATCAATTATCGTCTGTTCAAGAAAAGGATTGTCCTTATAGGTAGATATAAAATGATATGTCCGAGAATCACGATTGAGGTCGCACAGCCAGTGTTCATCAGAAAAGGATGGATTGTAGTCTACAATGGAAAATAGGGTAGTGCGCATTTTCAATTGCTGCCACTCGATAAATCGCAGTTCGTTGGCCTCATTAACATATAGAATGTGCCTTTTGCGTCCTCGTAGTTTTTGCTCGGAATCCGTAGAGAAAAATTCGACGAAGGATCCGTTAGCGAATGTATATATCATTTCCGATTTATTCATGTTCTTTTCGTCGAATACCATCATTTTGTATAGTATCTCTTTAAAGTCTCGGAATACCGAACCTTTGATAGCGGGAAGTGTTGCGCGGACAATAGATACAGAGACCCCCGGATGCTGTAGACAGTAAATTATAATCCATATTAGGATATTGTACGTTTTGCTGGATCGTGATGAACCCTGAGCGGATATTATTGTGTATCCGCAGCGTATCGCCTTCTCGATACGAGCATAGATATTAGTGGTCTGTATCTTCATCTGAGGTATCCACCTGCTCGCGGCGGTCTATGATCTCAACTTGAATATTCGGGAATAGGTCTTTGCCGTTTTTACCTGCGTGTTCATGCTTTTCCGGAGCATCATAGCCGAGCATCTTGGATATGCGTTCTATTGTCCACGACTTGCCGTGCAATTTGAGCTCAATACCATTTCTCCCCTCCTTTATGCTTTCGATAGCCCTTACCTGTTTGTCAGTGAGTTGATCGAAATTTTTAAAGACGAGCTTTTGGACATCAATATATTGAATTGGTGCTCCTGCTTTCTTCTCTTTCTTGTTTTGAGGGAGGGGAACCCGTTCTGTAACCAGATTTACATAGTCGGTTATGCGGGCTTCCAGTATTGCGCCGAGTTCTTCCAATACCCGCTCTTTGGATATGTTGCTTGCCTTCTGCAATTCGTCTTGTAATTCTTTGACCCTCGCTGTAATCTCGCTGTTTTGTAATAGCATATATGCGTTATTACGTACCGTATCATCGCTCATTTTCGAACAGTCATACGCAAACCGATACGCCTCGGATGCGTTGCCGCACTCGAGGTACTTGTTGCAGAACTTCTCCTGCTTTATCGTCAGCTTCCCTTCTGCCATGAAAAAAAATCTCTCAAGGCAAAGGTGGGAGCAGGCATTTTAATAACAATGGATTCCGCCCCTAATTTTTGAGGCTTTTATCTTTGGGCGGATTGTTCTAAAGGTTTGTGTTTTCTCTATAAGGGAACCTTACTTTGGTGGTGTTTATTGTTCTAAAGGTACAAAAAAGCCCCGACATATGCCGGGGCTTTTGGTCATTGAATATTGATATGTCCGCCCGAATTATCCAAGTATACGCGCACATTCTTGGATTCCCGCGTCCCGTTATATTCAGTGCGGGTTACTTTTAATAAATGGCTATCGGCTTCCTGTTCTAAGTATTCAACTGCATACCGTGGCGCTTGGTCATAGGAGCCCGTATATTCATCGAAAATCGCTACTTCCTGAACGTCGGATAGTTCGCCATGATCGTAAGCCACTAATTTGATTGATTGATTGATCTGGACTTGTATACGCGAGCCAGGATTCTACATCATTAGGGTTTATGAGGATGCGAGATTGCGTATAATCTGCATTGGCGAAAGCTGCATCTATTATAGCTGCCGTCGATTTATTAGGTAAGGAATTGAACGTAAATGTATTTATTTCATTAATGCTCGAATTATAAAACCATACGGTTTGCTGCTGCGAGTCTGGAGAGAAGAATCTGAGGTATAAATAAAAGAACGGAAAGTCCCTATACAAATTTCCAAAGTTATGATGACCTACCGCAGCCGAACTGCGCATTTCTTCTAATACCGTCCTCCTGATTGTGTTATTATCCGATGTATATACAACAAAGTCAATTCGAGTTCTATTATTTTCCCAATCGCTGTATCTTATTGCGGCTGTGAAGTAATTATCCCCGAATGTTAATTGAGTTGGCCAGATCTCTGTAACATCATATTTATATTCCTCCCCATATTCTGTATATCCGACTGGTTTTCCCCAGTCTGTGTAATCATATATGCATTTACGAGTAAAGTAATCGAATACTCCAAGCCATGCATATGTGTTATTTCGCTTGCCCAATATTACAACATAATCTTTACCCCACCATTCCCGATATGAGGGGGAGGCCACGAAATCGTTGCTGTCATCTCCCCAACACTCTGTAATACGAAGTCCTACCGTGTCAACATTGGAAAAATCGAATTTCTTGTTGTAGCCACTTAGTGGATCAAAGCCATCATCATTATTGCTTTCTGATGTGCAGGCGCATAATGTTAGTCCAACAATGAATAGTAAGAAGTGTAATAACTTTTTCATGAGTTTATGAATTTACCCCTATCGAAATGAGTTGGTAAGAAAAGAGTAAAAAAATATTTGTGCTATTGAAATAAACCGAAGTTTTTATGTTTTGGCCTGCGGGCGCCCCGGTCATTTTTAAAGGAGACCGTAATCTCCTTTAAATGTGTAGCTCGATTATATGGAGCTTATTTTTGGTGGTTCTATTTTATCATATTGCTTCCGCTCTAATGAAGATGGCATAAGGCTAATTAGAATACCGCTATGCCTCTTTTTTTTGGGCGACATCGCCCTTGCTTTTCGCTCTCTCTTCTCGGTACAGGTCAATTAAAGCCCCGTTTTGCCGAATCAACTCCTCGTTTTGCCGGAGTAGTGAATCTAAGAATCTCTCCATAGTTTTTGGGTTATTTAGTTCAGTTTTCGGTGGCGTGACGTCTTCGCCTCCTTGGCTGACAGGTTGGTCGGTAGTTTTGAGCATTGACCCTTTTTCGGTCAATAGCCAATCTTTGTTTAGATTGTTGTTTAGGTTGCAAAGTCTTGTTATAAAGTCTTCAGGTCTTTTGTTTGGAGTATTAACCACTTGAGAGAATGCAGATTTATTAGAATAACCCATAAGAACCCCAATTCCTTCTTGGTTTTTAGCGATTCCAGTCCCTATAAGCCATTTTATAGCTTTTTTTATTCTCTCAGTATCAGTCATTTGTAAAATAAACTAAAAATAGTTTAGTATTTATTTGTTTGTGTGCTAAACAAAGTTTATATTTGCAATGTAGAACTAAACTACACCGCAAAGGTAGAGTGTTCTACACCGATAAACAATGTAAAGATATACAAAAGTTTTTGAAATAACCAAGCGTAGCGCCATGAAAACTTACGACAAAAGCAAGATTATGAAGAATGCGTGGTACCTGAAACAGGTGCAACCGTCGATGACCTTTTCTGCCTGCCTGAAAAAAGCGTGGCGCAACGAGAAGTTGGCGATGCTGACGGCGAGGATCGAGAACCGCCCGACGGAGCAGCCGAAGGCCACGGAGTACCGCCCCGAACTGTTGACGGTGCCGTCAGATTTCTATGGAGTCCGCGGAATGTACTATGGAGTCTAAAACATAACCATACCATGAA